ACTTCGTTTTGCCATATTGCTTAGATTTAAATGTTATCGGGTAAATATACGATTTATTAAATTTTCCACAAATAATCAGAACCTAAAAATCAATATATATGTAATAATTATAACAGATACTGCTGCATAACCCGGATAGCCTGTTCCACGCTCCGAACAATCACATACTTACTACCCGCCATCTCAACCTGGCGTTGGTATTCCTTTTGCTCTGCAGACTGTTTACCTGTAGATGTCTTGAACTCTAGACAAAGAGAAGCATATCCCTTTTTCGGTATCTGAAGGATTACATCGGCCACTCCACGTTTAACACCTTGGCGCTTCATATTAGCCGCTTCTATTTTATGTCGGCTACCACCGTTCGGGACTGCAAAAAGAAGTCGATCCGGCAAATTAGGAAAGAATAAAGGAACCTTGCTGAAAAACTCCGACTGAATCCGAGCTTCTTCGTTATCATGGTATTGCTTTTGTTTTGGAGGGTTCTTTTTATCAGAGTAACAGTTATAGCAGATATGTCCTTCTTCTGTTTTGATCACAGAAACTGTTTCCCGGCCACAGGCTATACATTTTTGCGTTTTCATATCTTAATTTCATATAAGATATAAAGAACAGAAAGAAAGCCCTCTGGATTACCAAGGACTTTCTTAACTCACTTCTTTCGTGATATGAGCCTAATCGGATTCCACTTCGTGCCAGTCCCGAACTGCTTCGGACGGAAACCGTTTATCCGGAGCCAGTATTTGAATTGTTGTTTGTCCATATAATTTCCTATATTTGCCATTATCATTTTTAAATTTACAGTTATGGTTATTGCGTCTTTATTACTCTCTATCATTGCAGTATCAGTTACTGTATTTAATTGCTACATGCAGTATTTTTACAAAAAGGAAGAGATTTTGTTAACTATTTCAGATGCAAAGATTGAGAATAATCAACTTGAAGTTCTTCTACTGTATACTAATACTGGAAATCAAGCAAATACAATTACAAATACTTCTATCCAATTAGATACCGATGAAAAGATTCATCTTGAACATCCCAACCATACAGTAAGACTTCATTGGATACAATCCTTCACCCTTACAGAAAAAGAACAAAAGTGTTTAACCATTTATTATCCCTTACCTGATTTTGATAATATAAATATTTGTAACATCTCTATAAGAATACTTACAAATTACACCAGTCGCAAAGGGGAGTTGTACACAGATCATTTTACGATTGGACAATTATACCATAATAATGTTGTTAAACTTGCCGTTGCAATTAAGCATGAAACTCATATACTTTTAGGTTGCAAAAATCATGAAACATTACAATAACTCTTCTTTAGTTGTTAATCATTAATGGCATCATACAATTCTTGTATCACATAAAAATCAGAAAGTTCGTCGTCGCATATTTCCAATGCCGTGCTGGCGTCGTAACTCAAGCTGCCGAGTAGAGTTTCTCCGGTTAAATCGCTTTCACCTAATATGAAGCTATTTAACTCTTCTATGAAATGTTCAATCATATCAATTGTGAACTGCTTGATAGTTCCTGATTGACTGTACTTTTCATCTATTTTATTTACACATTCCAGTGCTTCGTTTATATTTTTCATACTTCACTTATTTTTAGTTTTAGTTGTGTATTTATTTATGGTAGTCCTTTTATTGAATAAAGACATCACAATCAATGCTAAAGCAATTTTGAGTAACTGCTTTTTGCCAACAATTATGATGTTGTTACGATTAAGACCATCATCAGTCATAATACTATACCAATTCTTATAAGGCGGTAATACCTTGTAGATATACGTTTTGCCTATCAACTTTTTCATCTTCACTTCTTTTTAAAATTGAATTTTCTGTTGTAGAACTTCGTCTGCATAAAACTGATCGAAACTCTTGTCGCTTATCCACCAATTGAAGCCAAATTCCGCATCGGTAAAATTGTGATTGATATATCCGGCATCAATGAGTTTTTGAATTGTTTGTACCCATTTCCTACGAACATGAGGAAACCGCTTTATATCTTTCATCTTTTGTTTTCGGTTTGCCATCGGGCAAAGAATACAACCTATTCGCTTATATCCTTCATCGTACAAAGAACAATGTTCTATTCCATTTCCATTCAGAAAGCCCCACACATCTCTGTCTGTCCAATGGATAATCGGAGAAACAAGAATCTTGTCCTTACCTTTAACACAAGTAACCATCTTTTCTTTATGCTCAGAAAATTGGTCGAAGTTCCCGCTGAATTTACGGCCGCTAATCTCAATTTCTTCACGTTTGGAACGCTGCACACTTTCAGTTTTACGAATGCCGATCAAGGTAACTTTCCCTGCACCGGACATTTCTTTAAATTCAGCGCAACACCAGCGAAACGTCCTTGTTGGAATAAAGTGCTTCTTTAGAGCCATATCATAAACCGACATCGTTGGCTTTATCAGCTCTACATCCGGATAGTTCTGTTTCACAAACCGAATGACTTCCGGAGGGTCAACAGATGTAAGATTCATGTGAGCCTTAAACTTTACACCAGCCATCTTTGCGATGTGATAAAGTGCTTGACTATCTTTTCCACCGGAAAAGGCCAAATAAAAGCCATTCTCCGGATCATAATCAAGCGCCATCTTCTCGCACTTACGCAGCAGTGCAATGGAGTAGTTTATTTTGTCCTGTAACATTGTCTGTTTATTTGTTATGAATCAGATAAATATTTTATCAAACTCTCTTTGTCTTTAAAAAGTCTTTTATCCCATTTGGGATAATTATTTCTGGGTACACTAAGTCCATCTGACAGCTTATAAACCATAAGAAAACTATCATCAGTATAGGATATTTCGATGATTATTTTGCTTATAGTTGTATGGATAATGTCATCCCCACTCAGATAGCATACGCTATCTCCTACGTTAAATTCAGTATCTATATTCATATTTTTTAGTCATCGTCTTTTCTATGCTTATAAGCATAATAAATAGCACAGCACATATTTATAAGAGCATTGATAAGCAATAGATTTTGTACCCAAATATCAAAACTAGCTATGTGGCTAATCAGGTAGGCTATGAATGATAGCCAAAAGACAATTTCTTCATATTGATAACTTTTCATATTTACTTCTATTTAGTTTGAAATATTTCTTTTTCAATAATTTGTTTGGCATTGAAGCCAAACAAACCTTTCTTTAATCGTCGTATATCCTGCATCGACATCTCATTCAGATAGAAATAAAATGCCTCGTAGGGATCAGAAAAGTTTCGTGCGATCGCGTTGTTCGGTTGATTGTTGCACCTTATTCATTAACTCTTTGCTGAAAAAGTAAAAGAGCAAAGACCGGAATTACCTATTGTGGCTGTTTGTAATCCCAATCAATGCCCTTTATTAATATCTTCCTCTGGAGAACAGCCACGAGCTCCGGATTAGAACGTTCTGAAATAATATATAAGTCGGAAAATATTTTCCCCTTATATTTCTCCCTTCATCATTAAAGCTATTTTCTCAAGCTTGTAGGCAAATTGATCTATGTCGCCCATTAGATGTCCGGACAATAAAAAGCTGTGGCAGGCACGTAACGCGAGGATAAACCAAATGCGTTCTATTGGTTCATACTCACCAAGGAAATCACGTTTGAAGCGAGGTTTGCGATATTTCAAAAGTTCTTTGTTGCAGGTATCCGACAAACCTTTCTTGTTTTTCTTGAATCCGCTTGGATAATACTTCGTCAGAAATAACATAACCTTGTGTTTAAGGTCGTCACGATAACAGGTCATATTATCCAACGAATTTCTTTGTGTCTTCAAACAATAGTTGTAGGCGATAGACATGAAATCAAGCAAAGTAGTACTTTGATAAGGTAAATAGGTTTGCACGTCTTTGGCAAAGCTCTGCATTTGGAAGAATTGCTTCTCACTAAGAGGATCTGGATTGTAATTGGGAACCAGTATTCTTACATATTGTTCTCTCATGACCGGCCTCCTTTCTGTTCCTGAAGTTTCCGATTGAGTTTTTGGTTCTCAGCAAAGAGCTGATTCATGATGTGGCGTTGGTAGGAGAGCATACCTTCAGTTCTTCCGAGGGCACGGCCGGCATCAAATGCGGCTTGCAGTTCTGGAGTGGAGTACTTACCCATTTCGGAGGATTGGGCCGTTGGTTGTTGGGTACTATTATTCCCCGACAAACAAATGCTTGGTTGTTTGGACATAACTAACATTGTTTGTTATAAGAGGATAGACAAAAAAACGGTTTCGCCTGTCCCTTTGTCCTACACCAACCAAGGCAGTTACGACCATTAAGCCGTATCAAGGGGGTACGAAACCGTTATACTATAATACGTTTATGTATGGGCACAAAAAATGCCGACATAAAATATGTTCGGCGGACGCTTCCACCTTGGTTGATATGTTAGGACAGCGCAAAGATGGGGCTTTTTTGTTAAACAGCAAAAGGAATTGCATTTTTTTTGCCATCAACATTAAAATATCTACTTTTGCTCAATATTAAACACATAAAAAACAAACCATGAAAAGAATTTTATCAGTACTAATATGCTTATTATGTACATTTTACGCAGAATCACAAACTATAGACGGATTAGGTGTAATTAGGCTGGGGATGACAATCAGTGACTTTCAACAATCATTTCCTGATGCAAAAAATGAAAAAGATTTCAATGAAAATCTGACAAAAACTTTTGTTCTTAATGAATATATACCCGTAAAAGGTTACTCTTTGACAGAGTTGCATCTTAGTTTTTACAATGATTCTCTTTATGCCATGTATACGATTATGCCTACAAATATAAAAGAGGCATTAACTATCAAATACGGAGAACCTCAAATAACATATGAAAGTACTCCTAAAGAATATGTCAATGGATTAGGTAATACTATTATTAAAGAGGATCAGTCTTTTAATCTAAAATGGGACACAGGAAATCCTGATATAATATGTTATTATAATGACCAAGTAAAACATGATTCGCGAGGGAAGGCAAACCGATATATTTCTTTCGGAATAGAAAATCAAAAGATATTTCAAATCATCAAATCTCTATTGGAACAGAAAAAACAAGAACAAGATGAAATACAAAAACAGGATAAGTTAAAAGATTTAGAAGGGTTGTAAAAAACAGATAACTATAAGAATATAGAACATGAAGTGGATAGATACAAATACAATAATCACAATTTGCAATGTTGCAATTACTTTTACGCAATTTTTCTTTTGGCGACATATTTCTCGCTATAAATCTTATGAATCAGAGAAAGGGAAAAATGTAGCAACAAAAGAAGATATAGGAGAAATAACACACAAAATTGAAAATGTAAAATCTTTACTAACAATACAAACAACATTAAAAGTCCAATTACTCAACAAACAAAAAGAAGCTATTGAAACATGCTGGAGTAATTACAATATTTGGAGGAATAGCTTTTTAGGAAGTTGGATAAATCACGCGCGTGACAATAATATTGTTTGGGATATTATCAGTAAAGAAGAAGAAGCACATAGACATTTTATCACGTCTTATCAAACAATATCACTATACATTGATAATGAGGATTTTATTAAAAATATTAGAAGTTTACATGACAAAACAAATGCTCATACAAATGAGTTTGTTCAAAATTTGAAAAGATTAATCACAATGAATGATTCTCAATCAAAAGGAGGTTCTTTCGAGGCAGATAGATTAGATTTACTTGAAAAGATTAGAAATATACACAAAAAAATGCAAGAAGACATGGAAATTAAAGAAGGTATTGATCAATTCAAAATATACGCTAAAAGTTATATACTTCAAGTAGGAAGTGATTCTATCTAAAATGAAAGGCTCCTACTCGGAGCCTTGTTCTTTCGTTTCCATTTTTATGATGTCATTCAACATATTTTGTAATCGACTATACAAACTTGTATCCAACTCATAGTTTGGAGAGAGAGTAGATGACATCAACACATTTACTCCTTTCTTTCTTAAAGCTACCATTACAGCCTCCTGCGTAGTATCAATTTGCTGATACTTCATTTATTCTGGATAAAATAAATATTTCATAAATAAACCTCCTATTAAACAATCAATATATATCAAAAAACATGCCAATCAGCAATTGCTTATATGTCAACACATTGTCATATCACTCAAACTCAATTAATAATTGTTTCCCGTTAGCCTTCCATTGTTCAAATGAGTAATCTACTGTCATATTCATTTGCTTCGTTGCCTTGGCCAGCTTGTTCTTCGCTTCATGAAATTCCCTTTTCAGAATTTGGATACGTACCCAGTCTTCCGCTTGCCGTTTTTGTTTTTGGTTGACGAAACTGGCGTAGGAAGCGAAGTATTCGTATAGGACATGATAACATTGCATCCGATACGTTCGGACAGCCTCTTGCGCTTCCGGTTTTACATTTTTTGGATTGATGGTAAATAACCAACCAAATATGAATTCCATAGGTAAGCATACCATTTCTCTTATTTTTCCATCTGCTGCAACTGTTGGCGTCAGGCCAATAATTGGACCGAGATCTTCATCATCTTTCAGTTTTTGGAATTGTCTTGCATAATCAATCCCCAATGCCTCACAAATTGGTTTGATGGGAACCAACTTCTTAGGATCATTACCAGCCATGATAGCCACATTGTTTACTTTCGCAATTTCTCTCGTGTTTAATGTTAAATTTGCCATAATTGTAACTTTTAATGATTTTTTATTCAAAGATTATATTCATTCTGCATCTTGTACTTCCTCCACAAACGCTTTCGCCAGTTTCAAGTGCACCGGACAGGGTACAGCCTTCCTTTCCCATTCCGCCCATTGCTCTTCCCGTTTCTTGCGCTGTATCTCACGGTCGTATATTTCCAGTTGCTGCCGGCGGTAGGCCTTGAATTCAATTAGGGCTGCCATAATCACCATCGGATCGACAACACCATAGAACGTGCCATATTCCCCGGATTTGAACTTGAAGAAAAACAACAGCAATTCAGAAGCCTTGAAATAATAATATTCAACCCGTATCATCACAGCAAGCTCCAAAACTTGCTGGAACGAAGGCTTCTCCTTAACCCCTGCGAATTTGTATAAATCCATCAAATGGGCAATAATCCAAGTGTTTACCTGCTCATTTGGATAAGTTTGCGACAGCAATGCCAGTGATGGAGCATCGCCCAAAAAGGACCGTTCTATGTTTTGGGCACATATCGTCTGTAAAGACGGGTTGAATGTCTTCGCAAAGCTTTCCCCATCCCCGTATCTACGAATCACCGAATACGTCTTTTCTGAAGGCACTACGGGCATATTCCATGATTTCTCTATCGGTTTGTTGTTCACGGGCTTTCGCTCCGTCTGTATGTTTAGTATTTCCATGTTCTTGTTTCTTTGCCATTATCTGTGAGACAATTTCATTAAACTTCGAATTAATATTCGTCACACTGAAGTTTTCCAATATCCATCCATCAGTGATTGAATCCAATAAGTACTTCAAAGCATTCAACACGCCTTGGTCGTCAATAGGCAAATTCTTCTTCTCCCGTTGAAATTTCAACTTCTTGAGCAAAGAAGACATATTTCCAGCATCTTTCGCACTCCAGTAATAGCTGGATGAGAAAAGAACCTGATAGCGTTCCTCGAAAAGTTTCCTTGCTTCTGAGTTCAACGGATTAGGACGCTTTTTCGGTTTGGATGGTGGATTGTCCGATTGTGCACCCAGTTCCGCCTCCCGTTTCTTCAACTCTTCTTCCAAAACACGCAAGGCCTCCCTTTCTCACAATCTTTTTTTTTTTTGTTGTTCCCCCCCCCGGGGGGGGGGTGTGGGGGGGATATTAATATTCTTAGTCTTTATCTTAGTCTTATTAATATATGGTTGCGGTTTAGGTTCATGATTAGGTATAAGGTTAGGTTCATGTTTAGGTTGTAGTTTAGGTATCAAATTTTGACACCTAACGATATACCTCGTTTTATCCCGCTGTCCATTTCCTCCCGATTTAAATTCTATCAGACCTGCTTGAACTAATCTATTACGGGCTGTTTTCATCGAATTGACTGACACTCCCACGTCAGACGACACCTTTGCATCGCTACGCGTCCAGCTATCCACCCAGCCTAAACGATTCGCTGTTTTCAACAAATAAAAATAAAGCCTCGTTTCACAGCAGGTAAATTGCCAGTCTTCATCCAATTCCCAAAAATTATTTATAAGTTCAATGTAAGTCATCCTTGTAAATTTACGCTATCAATTTCTGACGAATCAGGTTCATATTCTTCTTCACCAGCTTTACTATCTGGTCGTGATACTCGCTTACACCATTGCAGACGGCTCGGGATTGGACGATATTCAGCGTCTTCAAGTTCACCTCTATCGTCTCGATACGCTTTCCGTCGGTATCTTTGGCAGACAGAATCAAACAATCCGACCGTTTATAATACCCATTACTATACACGCAATGGTGCATCGCCTTTCCTTCCTGATAAAACTGGGTTATACTCTCCAACGGGCAAATGACTATGTTGCCATCCGTGATTTTCATCCCAAAGAACTTTTTCATCCGTTCGTAGAAGCCGGCTATATCCTTCATGAGCTTTTCACGCCTACGGATAGCTGCTATACGGTTCCTTTCCTGTCTCAACTTGGCTTCTATTGCCGTTTTCTTTTTCAAGAGCCTATCATGTGCAACTTTCAGGTTCTTGGGACAGACATAATGCGCGTTATGCAAGTCCTTGCCAAAATAAGATAGTAAAGACATATAATCTTCCCACATAGAAGCGTCCTTAATGATGTAATGGTTGCGGTTGCAGATGTTGAACGACGGTTTATAGCGAAGTTGACAGAAGCCGTTTTTATACATGTGCTTCAACATGGATATTTGCCCGGTCTTGAGACACAGTTCCACATCATTTCCGCCTTTCAACAAGTCACGTATCAATTTTGACGGGATTACATCTGGGAACCATCGATTCAGTCCCCGTTTTTTCAATTCCGGCAGCAGCTCTTTCCTTGGATAAAGCTCTCCATATATCGCATACAAATCACCGTAATAGTTATATGGATTACTTCCATATTCTCCTTTGATGCTGAGAGGTGAACTATACGCAAATCCGTTACCTCCCATATTAATCGGTCGGGCTATGATCGTACGTTTTCCGTCTTCACGAATCCACTCTTGAACCACTTCTGTAAAATCATAATACACCGGAGAAGTTTCTTTCCGAACATTTTTCCAGCATAGTATATGCCGGATCACCTGGAACCCGCCTTTCACTTGCAGGATGGACATATACGCCTCTTCACGGATCTTCTGCTTCCGGCTAACCTTTACGTCCAATTGATGATGGCAATAAGGGCATTCGATTTTGTCACCCAATTTATCTTTACTCGTATTGACCCACATCTTACCACATTCGGAACACCATAGCTCATCCTTACATTTGTAGGCAAAATGGTCAAACAGATGCTCTTTGGCCCAGTCTTTCTGTTCCTTCGTGATGGCAGGCAGCTTTCCACTTAACTCCGTCACCCGTTTTTCCAATTTCGTTCTCGGCTTCATATTAAAACAGACTCATTTGTTGGACATTTGCATCTGCTTTTTTCTTTGCAGGCTTCTTTTTGAGCAATCGGTATTGCTCTTCGGCCAACCGTTTGATAGCCGCTTCACGGGCAGCATTCTTTTCTTCTTCCGAAAGTTCTACCTTATGAGAAGAAGAAACAAAGCAACCGGCAGAAACTTTTTCTATCTTGATATTCTCTTCGTCATAATAATGTACGGCCATCCCAAAGACTTCTGCATCACTCATTGCAACAGCAGTTCCTCGTTTACGAGCCTCTCCTAAAATGTAACGGCAGCATTCATCAATACTCTTATTTGGATTGGTAAACTTTGGAGCAAACAGGGGATCTTCCACTGCTCTCTCCTGCAAATATTTCTGTATTGTATCTTTGAACTCTTTCATAACTTACTGGATTGTCATAGGCATTAATAAATAGGTAAGTTCTTCACCCTCGGCTTGCTTCTCCGGGGCAATGAGAATAGCGGTACTGGGAGTGCCGAAAGAAAGTATCGAACGATCACCGTCAATACAAGAAATCATATCTTGTATCAAAGTCGCTTTCACACCGATAATAAACTCCCTTTCTCCAAATTCTACCGGAATGGTTTCTTCCGCAGAAGTGGAATAATCCAAGTCCTGGGCCGATACAACAAGCTTATCATAACGGGCACTCAACTTTATAAGGCATGATACTTTACTTGAAAATACAGAAGTGCGCTTTATGGCTCCCAATAGTAATTTGGTATCCGTTTTCAGTTCAAGATTGTTGGATTTCGGAACAACAGCCCGCCAATTGGGATAACGACCTTCCACATTACGAAAAGAAATTTCGTAATCCTCGAAAGAGATTTCCGACCAATCGCTTCCTACTTTAATTGTTAGTTCTTCTTCAGATAACGGAATCAGCCCTTTCAAAACAGATGCGATCTGTCGGCTGATGATTACCGAACAGGTCTCTGTGCAACATTGTTTTTTTCTCTTAAACAAACCAAGCCCATGTCCATTAGAAGAAACAAAGATGATTTCTCCCGGAGCCGTTTCAATAGATACGGAGTTCATAATAGGGCGCAGTTCGTCTGCAGCTGCAAAATTGATCACTTTGGAGATACCGTTATTGAATTCTTCCGCCGTAGTCCGGATTTCGTCAAGAATCTCTGTCTTTTTCTTTTGCGGGAAAGGCTTCGAATCATATCCGACGACCTCGAATTTACCTCCATAATATTTAATAAGAATCGATTTATTGTCCGGATTGATATAAATATCAAGAGGCTGCTCCGGCAATGTTTTCAGCCCATCAAGAATGGAGGCAGGAACACAGATTGAAAGATCTTCCTCTGCCATACATTCCAAACTGGCCGTAATCCTGCCTTCATCATTGGCAGTCGTAATAAACAACCGTCCATCTTTTATTTCGAACAGGTAGTTGCATACTATCGGAGTCGTAGATTTCGACGGAATTATTCGAGAAAGTTGCTGCAATTTCGCAAGCAACATATTTTTTGAAACAGATATTGTCATTGTGCCTAATTTTATGGAAGGCACCAGGTAAGTGGTTATTTATCGGATATTTACAAGAAAGTTTAAGACAATATATATAAACACAAAAAGTTGGACCTCAAACTTTCGTTCAAAATCCAACTCGCTATTTCAACCGCAAATATAGAGGCTTTTTCTTAATCTACAAATTATTTCCGCCTTTTTTTATTTTTTCTTCAAAGACATACCTCAGTATCTTAATATTTAAACGATCAATGATACTAAAGTCTGTTTTTACATAACCAGCCGTAACCCGGAGCGGAGACGCATGATTTAGACATAACCCAACAACATCTAACCCAGCTTCAAAAACAACCTGAGCTATTGTAGCCCAAGAATGCCGGAATGAATATGTAGAAACAGGAGGTAAACCACCCAATCTCACAATATCCTTTATTCCTCTATTCACGCAATCATTAAAAGTTTTATCCGAAGCATATATTTCATTGAAATTAAACAGCCAGTCCCCTCTTCCTTGATATTTAAGAAACAAAGGTTTTACTAAATCCGGAACCTCTATCTCAATATAGGCCTCATCAGCTCTCCGCCCCTTTGTCTTCATTCTATTATAGCAGAGTTTTCCATCCTTATAACAACCTTTGCCCAAATTGTAAAGATCCACCGTATTTATTCCAACCAGGCAAAACACCAACAATGATACATCTTTGGCGATATATGCTCTTGGTGGCATACCTCGCTTACTTGGTTTCAAAGAGGTAATATCAACATCAAAAAAACGCCTGAGAACATCTACCGGCAGCGCCTTCTTGTCTGCAATATTCTTAGGAGGTATCTTTACCACACGAAACGGATCATGCCTGATGCGCATCTCACCGGTATCGTAGTCATTATATTTATCGCATCCAGCCCTAAACATGGTTTTCACGCAATTCGGATAGGCATTCTTTTTCTGCCTGCTGTTTTTCATAGAAGAAATCCAATCCTTCAGAAAAAAGGACGTTATATCGGAAAAAGATATATTTGGGTTACCAAAGTAACTCTCCATGCTCTTAAGAGCTAACAGATAGTTTTTCGCACTTCTTCCCCGGCCTTCATTCTCCATTTTCAAGATAAACTCTCGGCCAAAGTCAGAAAACGAAATAGAGTCCCGGTCATTCTTAAGAAAATTCATAACCCTCTCCAAATTCCATCCTTCCGTATTGACACGATTCAAACGATCCAAATAAGTTTCTATTTGGACATACACATCTTTAATGATATAAGGGTCTGCTATATCACCATTCCGGACAAACTTAGCTTTGCATACCTTATTTGTCTTGATATATCCTACTTGACGAAGGTGAGTTACCCTGATATAAATAGGATATGTATTATCTTTTCTTTTCCCCCTGACACAAACTTTGAAATAAGCCATCACTGTAAACTATTTGTAAACGGAGCCTTTTATTCTGGCAAGACTTCCATGTTAAACCAGCAATGTAAGGAGGTAAAAACTGGCCAAATAGTCCTAAGTCATTATATCTCAAACAGCCACAATAACCTTTTTAATAATCAGTTATGGGAGATTAGCATTACAAAGAATATGCTTCAGTTAACAATACTGTCTGACATAATCCACTGTTTAATTGAAAAATGAGAATTGAGAATTGAAAATGAGAAGATCCTGCTCATTTCAATTGACAACCCAAGCGCGAAGGTAGATATTTTCATTGGTTTTAGGAAGATTATTGTAACATTTTCCGTAATTTTGCGCATATATAATTATCAATTTTCAATTCATCCGTTGGAGGTACAAGATTTACTAAAACAATATGCCGCCCATCCGCAAGTGGCGGCATTAAATACCCTGTTAAAAAACAAAACGTCCCGCAATATATTTCTGAAAGGACTGAACGGTTCAGGGGCCGCAATGATAATAGCTTCTCTTTTTTCAAAAAGAAGAGGAAGTTATGTGTGTGTGTTGAATGACCTAGAGGATGCCGGCTACTTTTATCACGATCTGGTGCAACTCACAGGAGGTGACGGAATCTATTTCTTTCCTTCCGCTTACCGACGTGCTATCAAGTACGGACATGTGGATCCAGCCAACGAAATCCTGCGGACAGAAGTTCTCAGCACGCTGCAGGATCCGACTGCTCCCTTCATCATTGTCACCTATCCGGAAGCATTGGCGGAGAAAGTAATTTCACGGGAGATCTTGAAAGAAAACACGCTGAAGATCAGTGTCAGCGAAAGGTTGGACAATATGTTTGTTTCTGACGTACTGGACGAATACGGCTTCGAGCAGGTAGATTATGTTTATGAGCCAGGGCAGTATGCGATGCGCGGCAGTATCTTAGATGTGTTCTCGTTCTCGTATGAATTTCCCTATCGTATCGACTTCTTTGGAAACGAAGTAGAGACGATCCGTTCGTTCGATGTGGAAACACAGCTATCCAAAGAAAAACTGGACAGCATCTATATCGTGCCCGAAATGACAAAAGGAAACCGGACCAACTCATCCTTACTAGATTCATTGCCATCCGAGACACTGCTCGCTAGCAAAGACATGGCATGGGTAAAAGAACGTATCGGCAGTATCTGGAATGAAGAACCAATCACCGGGGACGAAGAATCGTTTGCCAACATCGAGCAACTGCGGGCCAAATTAATTACCGGAGAGGATTTTCTACATGCGGCACTTGGTTTCTGCCGGCTCCATTTTGGTACGCGGCCTACAGGAGTAGCCGATGCCACCCTGACTTTCTCAATGGAAGCACAACCGATCTATCATAAAAATTTCGATTTGGTAAGCGAGTCTTTCCATAAATATTTAGAAGACGGCTATACATTATATATACTGAGCGATGTAGAAAAGCAAGCAACCCGTATCAGGGCCATTTTTGAGGATCGGGGAGACGACATACCTTTTACCTCCGTCAACAAGACCATCCATGAAGGTTTTGCCGACGAGACCTTGCGTGTCTGCCTTTTCACGGATCACCAGTTGTTCGACCGCTTTCATAAATTCAACTTGAAAAGCGATAAAGCAAGAAGTGGAAAACTCTCTCTGTCGTTGAAGGAGTTGAACCAATTCACGACCGGCGATTATATCGTACATATCGATCATGGTATCGGACAATTCGGCGGGCTAGTCCGTACGGAAGTAAACGGAAAAATGCAGGAAGCCATCAGACTGATCTACCAGAACAACGACATTATATTCGTCAGCATTCACTCTCTCCATAAGCTATCCAAGTATAAAGGCAAGGACAGTGGGGAACCGCCCAAGCTGAGTAAACTCGGAACAGGAGCCTGGGAGAAGATGAAAGAACGCACCAAGTCAAAAGTAAAAGATATCGCCCGCGATTTGATTCTCCTCTACTCCAAACGAAAACAGGAAAAAGGTTTCGCTTACAGTCCAGACAGTTTCATGCAGCACGAACTGGAAGCCAGCTTTATCTACGAAGATACCCCTGACCAGATGAAAGCAACAGCCGATGTCAAAGCCGATATGGAGAACGACCGTCCGATGGACCGACTGATTTGCGGAGATGTAGGCTTCGGGAAAACAGAGGTAGCCATTCGTGCCGCTTTCAAAGCCGTTTCGGACAACAAGCAAGTTGCCGTGCTGGTCCCGACTACAGTATTAGCATTCCAGCACTATCAAACATTTTCCGAACGGTTGAAAGATTTTCCCTGCCGAATCGAATATATCAGCCGGGCACGTACGGCGAAAGAGATAAGGGAAACTTTGAAAGACTTGAAAGAAGGAAATATCAACATTATCATCGGCACCCATCGAATCGTCGGAAAAGATGTCACATTCAAAGATCTCGGTCTGCTGATTATCGACGAGGAACAGAAATTCGGCGTATCCGTCAAAGAGAAGCTACGCCAGCTGAAAGCCAACGTCGACACGCTCACCATGACCGCCACTCCGATTCCTCGTACCCTGCAATTCTCGTTGATGGGAGCCCGTGACTTGTCGAGCATCACGACTCCCCCACCCAACCGCTATCCGGTTCAAACAGAGGTAGAACGTTTTAACCCGGACATCATCCGAGAAGCCATCAATTTCGAGATGAGCCGTAACGGACAGGTTTTTTTCATCAACAATCGCATCCAAAATATTTATGAAATGGAAGCACTTGTCAAACGTGAAGTGCCGGATGCCCGTATCGCTGTCGGTCACGGGCAGATGGAACCGGAGAAGCTGGAAAAGATCATTCTGGATTTCGTCAATTACGAATACGATGTACTGATCGCCACGAGCATTGTGGAGAGTGGCATCGACGTACCGAATGCAAATACGATCATCATCAATAATGCACAACAGTTCGGATTGTCCGATCTGCATCAACTACGCGGTCGTGTCGGGCGAAGTAACCGGAAAGCCTTCTGTTATCTCCTCTCTCCACCCTTGTCAAGTCTTACGCAGGAAGCACGCCGTCGTTTGCAGGCGATCGAGAATTTTTCAGAGTTGGGAAGCGGCATCCATATCGCCATGCAGGACCTTGACATCCGGGGTGCCGGTAATATGTTAGGTGCCGAACAAAGCGGTTTCATCGCCGACTTGGGCTACGAAACGTACCAGAAAATCCTGGAAGAAGCCGTTGACGAACTGAAAGCGGAAGAATTTGCCGACCTGTATTCCAACGCTACCGAAAATCGCCCCGACACCGGTAGCGAATATGTCCGTGAAACCTATATCGAAAGCGATTTGGAACTGATGTTCCCTCCGACCTACATCCCGAATGACTCCGAACGTGTCTCCCTCTATCGTGAACTGGACAAGATGGAGGAAGAGCGTGATATACTTGCTTTTACCGAGCGTCTGAAAGACCGTTTCGGAAAAGTGCCGAAAGAAGGGAAAGAACTGATCCGTGTCGTTCGCCTTCGCCGTATGGCAAAGACGTTAGGTATGGAAAAAGTCATTCTGAAAAAAGGACAGATGAGCATTTTTCTCGTCACTAATCCCGAAAGTCCTTACTACGAAAGCGAGGCCTTCGACAAGCTGCTCGGCTTCATCCAAAAGCATCCACGCGAATGCACGCTTCGCGAACAGAACGGAAAACGCAGTATCGTGATCAAGAATGTACCAACGGTAGAGGTGGCTTGTAATTACCTGGATGAAATCGGGAAAGTACAAATACAAAAATAAATAATATGAAGAAGACAATTATAGACCTTTTCGAAAATTCGGTAAAACAATATCCCGACAATCCCTTCCTGTGGGAAAAAACCAGGGATGCCTTCGAACCGACCACTTATAAAGAAGTTCAGCAACAAGTCTACGCTGCCGGTGCCGGACTGATAGCTCTCGGAGTGAAGAAGGGCGACAATATGGCGCTCCTTTCGGAAGGCCGTAATGCTTGGATCATCGGCGAACTGGCCATGTTCTATGCCGGCGCGACCAACGTCCCGCTTTCCATCAAGCTCGAAGAAGCGAACGACCTGCTGTTCCGTCTTGTGCATGCCGATGTGAAATATATCCTGGTTTCCGGCAACCAGCTCAAAAAGATACGGGCTATCATGGATAAATTGCCTTTAGTCGAAAAAATAATTGTGATAGACGAACTGCCGGAATATAAAGAAAAAGAAATATCCTGGTCCGAAGTATTCCGGATGGGGAAAGAATATCTGGCATCTCATTCTCTGGAAGACTTCCTTGCTGTCGGACAATCCTTACAGAATAACGACTATGCGACGATTACCTATACCTCAGGCACGACGGCCGACCCGAAAGGTGTCATCCTGACGCACCGTAACTATACGGCGAACGTGGAGCAAGCCCTATCTTGTGTCGATATCGACGATACATGGCGCACATTAATAATCCTCCCACTCGACCATTGTTTCGCGCATGTGGTCGGTTTTTATATCTTCATGTCGAAAGGAGCATCCGTAGCAACAGTACAAGTCGGACGGACAGGGCTGGAAACATTAAAGAACATTCCGGTCAACATCAAAGAGTTCAAGCCCTACTTGATCCTGAGCGTCCCGGCACTGGCCAAGAATTTCAAAAAGAATATCGAACAAGGTATCCGTGCCCAGGGCAAGAATATAACCCGTTTGTTCGACTTTGCCCTCAAAGTGGCTTACATCTATAACGGAGACGGCAGAGAAGACAAGGGACGTGGTGTCCGATTCCTGCTGAAACCGCTCGTGAGCCTGTTCGACCACATGCTTTTCACGAAAGTCCGTGAAAACTTCGGCGGACAATTGAAGTTTTTCATCGGCGGTGGCGCACTGCTCGATAAAGACTTGCAAAAGTTCTACTACGCAATCGGACTTCCTATGTACCAAGGGTACGGACTAAGCGAAGCGACTCCCGTAATTTCCACCAACGGCCCGCACCGGCATACCTTCGGCAGCAGCGGTATGTTGGTCCGTCCGCTCGACCTGAAAATATGCGATGCCGACGGAAAAGAACTCCCGGCAGGCGAAAAAGGAGAGATCGTCATACGGGGCGAGAATGTGATGGCCGGCTACTGGAAGAACCCGGTATCAACTGCCGAAACCGTACGCGACGGGTGGCTCTACACTGGGGATATGGGATATATGGGGCATGACGGTCTGCTCTACGTCCTCGGACGTTTCAAAAGTCTGCTGATCGGTAGTGACGGGGAAAAATACAGTCCGGAAGGGATCGAGGAGGCACTCGTCGAACATTCTTCCTGCATCGACCAGCTGATCCTGTATAACAACCAGAGTCCCTATACCGTTGCCCTCGTCGTCCCTAACAAAGACCGGCTGAAGAAGCATCTGACGCACCAGTATCTTGATCTTTCATCCGATAAAGGACGCGAAGAGGCAATCCGGATCATCCAATCCCAGATAGACCGTTTCCGCAAGGGAGGCGACCTGTCCGCCCTTTTCCCCGATCGCTGGCTGCCTGCAGCTTTTGCTATCCTGCCGGAGCCTTTCACCGAACAGAACGGCATGGTCAACAGCACGATGAAGATCGTCCGCGGGAAAATAGAAAAAGCATATGCCTCTCGCATCGACCATCTCTACACACCGGAAGGAAAGAATCCGGTTAATGAAGAGAATAAAAAGGCATTAAATTGCTGAAAACACAAATTGCCATATCACTCCATTAAACTAAATAATTATTTATACTAAACACCTATATTTTGAAAAGAGGATAGAATTATTAAAACGGAACCTCATTATTGCCGGGAGCCAAGAAATCGGTACCGGCCGGTGGTATGGGCGGCATTGTTTCCATCGGGCCTGAACTATTCATATTAGAGGAGAACTCGCGGACCGGAACATCTTCGTCCACATTCATGAACTTGGCGAACTCGCTCTTGAAACGAAGACGTACATCTCCGACCGCACCGTTACGATGCTTGGCGATAATAATCTCCGCCAGACCGATCAAGGAATTACCACGTTCGTCTTCCGTTATCTTATAATATTCAGGACGGTGGATAAAACAAACCATATCCGCATCCTGTTCGATAGCACCGGACTCACGCAAGTCGGCCAACTGCGGGCGTTTTCCTTCCGCCCCTTGACGTGCCTCGACACCACGGTTCAACTGAGACAAGGCAATGATCGGAATGTTCAGTTCCTTCGCCAATCCTTTCAACGACCGTGAAATAGTACTTACTTCCTGTTCACGGCTGCCGAAGCTCATACCGCTTGCATTCATCAACTGAAGGTAGTCGATAATGATGATCTTAATACCATGTTCACGCACCAGACGGCGAGCCTTCGTACGCAGTTCGAATACCGAAAGACTCGGCGTATCGTCTACATAAATCGGTGCATCATACAATTCTTTTATCTTAAAGTCCAACTGTTCCCATTCATAGTTTTCCAAACGCCCGCTCTTGATCTTCTCGCCCGGAATCTCACATACGTTCACGATCAGACGGTTAACAAGCTGGACGTTACTCATTTCAAGAGAGAACAGAGCCACCGGCGTGTTATGGTTTACCGCCATATTCTTAGCCATCGAAAGGACAAAAGCCGTCTTACCCATCGCAGGACGGGCGGCAATGATGATAAGATCGGAATTTTGCCATCCGGACGTCATTTTGTCCAATCCTTCGAAACCGGTGCGCAGACCGCTCAACCCTTCTTTTTGATTGGCAGCCTTCTCAAGCATAACCATCGCTTCCTTGATGACAGGATTGATCTGGGTAACATCTTTCTTCACATTGCGCTGAGAAATCTCAAAGAGCTTTCCTTCCGCTTCCTGCATAAGGTCTTCCACATCGATCGACTCATCAAAAGCCTTGCCCTGTATCATAGCAGTGAAGGAGATCAACTCACGCGCCAGATATTTTTGGGCGATGATACGGGCATGATATTCGATATGGGCACTACTGGCAACCTTGCTGGTCAGCTGGGAAATATAGAACGGGCCACCTACCTCTTCCAATTCGCCTCGCTTCTTCAGTTGCTCAGTGACGGTCAGCATATCCACCGGACGCTGGCTGATCGCCAGATCTACGATAGCTGCATAAATTTTCTCATGTGCCTTCTCATAGAAACTCTCCGGTTTCAATATTTCACTAACGATGGAGTAGGCATCCTTTTCAAGCATCAGAGCACCTAACACCGCCTCTTCCAACTCACGGGCTTGTGGTTGCAAACGTCCCATATCGGGTACTACAACCGGTTTCTGCCTCCCTTTTCCTCCAGTATTTTTTCCTCTTTCTGCCATTTGTTCTAATTGTTATCGGGCATCAAATGTACTACTTTTTATCCGGTTCTCCGAACCTTGCAAAAGAGAAATACGATACTCCTTTGGAGTTTGCCGGGTTATACTTTCAAATTGCTTGATAAAGTATGGAACATTACCATAGCCTAATTCGTAGGCTATTTGAGAGACACTCAAGATTCTCCATATTTAACAGAAGAAGGATATTCTTCAAAACTAAATTGTCGCTTGATCTTTATTTCCGAATAGTTGGTCTTATCTTCCGGATAAAACGTGTTGACTCCCCGGACTTTTATCGTACCTTCGCTGAAATAGTCAGTAGTAACGTTTAATTCCTGCCTATCAGTAATTACAATATTATTTCCGGAACTCCATTCGGATGGCAAGGTCCATTCTAATCTGTCAACAGGAATATCAGAACTCCCGTTCTTCGTTTTCATGATTTCAATATTTAAAAGTAATAAAACAATCCTATCGACAAACCGTGTAATGATTCGAAGTAATATTGTTTCCCTCCATATGTATCATTTACACTTCCATCGGATCTTATCCAACGTACACGCTCTTCAACCCGGTATAAGCTGTATTTATATTTCAATTCACACCCTACATGTTGGAACCGATAGGCAATGCCGACTTGAGGAGACAAGCCATAAGCATTATACTTTTTCTTCAGAAAAAAATGGTCAGTCCATTTATTTCCATCCCACTCTGTAAGATATTTAATATCTCTTTTTGAATGTAAATAGCTAAAACCCATACCCCCGAATACGTGGATGCCTTTCCAATCAAATACGGTATAATTATATCCGAGTTCCGTTCCCCAGATGCGATGCAAACAGGGAATGATATCGTCGGTCTTATGGTATTTCCGTTTTTTACTGCTGCAATCCACATAGAGAGGAACCATCAGGTAAAACGAATGTTTGTCCGTAAGTCGATACTTCACCGACAATTCAAATGTACGCTTGTCAAAAGGTTTCTCCCGATCGTCCGGAAAGCCCGAATTGTTCAAAAAATTATAACCAGCCCCTATTCCCAACTTATTCCAAAAACTACCACCGTCGGTTGTTTGTCCGAAAGTCAAAGGGAGAGATAGGCAAAACAAGAACAATAATTGTAAAATCGTTTTTTTCATACTCCGCAATTTAAATAATTAAGAAAATTCATCAACCAGCAACGAGAGAAGATTCATCAATTTTCATTATACGAATCCTAAGGCACAAAGTAAAGACATCAATACATTCTTCCTCCTTCCGACAAATTGATGCTCATAATAAAATATGATAACGCAAATATATATTTTTTTATTTATAAAT